ACAGAATCTGGGGCGACACAACCGGCACTGGTAACTTTGGCTATGGTCAAAACACAACCACTAACCAGCTATCTGCGGCAAACGTAGCTGTTGTTAATAACACTGTTAACGTCAACCCATGGCAAACTTTAGTAGCGTCAATGGTAACTGCTGGTGCCCACCAAGGTACTACAGTATCCTTAACACCAGCGCCAGCAGTTGGCGGATTGATCCAGTTCCTAACTAACCTAAATGCTAACCTAACCTCCTTAGAAAATAACAGATTGAATGCCGCCTCACAGGGCAGTTCTACTAGTGCTACCGGTTCAAGAGGCTCCGCATGGGGCACTGAGATTACGTTTACAGCCACCGTATCATTCTCTAGTAATAACGCGGCACGCTACTTCTTTAACTGCGGTGGTCAAATCAGACTATCAATGGGGCACTCTACCCAAGCAAATACAATTAACACTCTTGTAAGTGACTTGTGTAGTGACCTTGGCACAATCGTCATATCATCTGGTAGCTGCACTATTGCTAGTACTGCTTACACAGGCGTTACCCAAATTGGCGGTGTAGGTGGCACATCCGGCACTAGTACTAACACAGGCTTAGGCTTCTACAGTTTAACAAGTGGCGCTCAAACAGTTCATACACAAGCGTCAGACGTAACATACATGGGCGGTGGTGCTGGTGGTATCGGTGGCCCTGCTCACACCACTAACTATACTACTAACTCTAGAATTTACGTAACTGCAGCTTATAACGGCAGTGGTACTATTACCATTACTGCTAGAATCGACGTAAGTTCAGACATTGGTGGCAATAAAGTAAACTCAGGCACAACCTGTACTTGTACTGTTAACCCACCAGAAACTACAAACCTTACTAACTCTTGGGGCACACCTACAGTTTCAGTACCTAACATATAAGAAGCACACGGAAAATGGCATACGAAGTAGGCAAAACAATCTCCGTTGGTGATATCAATAGTTATGGTAGTACTAACTCCTACAACCTAGACAAGCTATGGGGTACTGGAGCTGACGACTATGGCTATGGCCTAAAGATGATTCTAGCCGATGGTGAAGCTGCCTACGCTAACTTTCCAACTGTCGCACCTGGCGATAAGGTTCGCAAAGTACACTGGGCGTTTGTTCCATCTCAAATCCCTGTTATCGCACTGCACCAAGGCACTACATTACCACACCCACTATCCACACTTAGATTCGGCCTAGACAACACCAAGTCAGCTGGCGAAGTACCACAAGAAGACTATAAAGTAGGTGCTGCAGACTTTACTACAGTACCTGCCAAGATTGATACTAACATTCAAACCTTATACACTAACAGACTAAACGCAGCCTTCCAGTCTCCATACAACATTACTAGTACGGCTAGTCTATCGACCACATGGTCAGACAAGTTTGTAGCTAAGTTTACTATATATTTTGGTCCAGGTAGAGCCGCTGATGGCTCCATTCCTGCTGATCCAACGGCACATGCCAGATACTTTTTCAACAACGGTGGTCAAATCGCTATCAACAGTGGCCATGGCGCTACTATTTCCAACACTATCAACAACCTAATTGCTGATTTGTGTGGCGATGCTGGTACCTTAATTATCTCTAGTCCTACTTCTACCTCACCTAACTCTGGTGTAGTTAGAATCTCTGGCATCAATTACACAGGCTTAGTTAAAGTCGGTGGCTCCGGTACTGCGCCTAGAAGCGTCCTAGCAGATGCTAACTATGGCTTCTATTACTTCTATGGCAGTTCTTACACTGCTAATACTACAGTTAGACTACATACTCAATACAGTGACATGGGCTATACAACTAACCCTGGTGGCAGAAGATATGGCGCAGGTGGTGGCTACAGTGGTGCCGCTTCTAATTACTCAGTAGATGCCTCATATGATAAAGCAGGCACTATGACTATTACAGTTACAGTAGATGAAGTACCTAACAACCTAGCAGTTCAAGCAGGCACCTACTCTACCCTAACACTCAGACAACCAGCTAATAACTTTGGCGTACTAGACAACTGGATGGCGCCTACCATCACTGCGGATACTTCGCTATCATCATAAGAATAATAACATATGACCTACTCCGCCTCAAAAAAGATCATAGCGCCAGATATCAATGGCTTCATTACCAATAACCAGTACAACTTAAACACAATCTGGAGTACGGGTGATGGCAGCTATGGCTATGGTCTTACTACTCAGTTAAACGAAGGCGCCGGTTACCCTGTCTATCAAAGTTTCCCACTAGTTGCTATCGATGAACCTATCAAGTTTACCCACTGGGCACAGTTAATCAAGTATATTAATCAAGCAGCCACCCACCAGGGCATGCAAGATTATCTAGAGCCAATGACATTCTCAGATGAGAATGACAACCCTGGCAACACTAAGCGTATTCGCACCATCTCTGATTCAGCTACCACCGCCATAGCTAATAACCTAAAGCTAATCACAGACTATAGACTACGTGCAGCCGCCCAAGGATCAGACATAGCCTACACAGCAACATCTTCACAATCATGGAAGGATAAGTTAACTGTGACATTTACAGTTACATTCTCCAACCATGACCTAGCCCGTTACTTCTTTAATAGTGGTGGACAATTCAAGTTCTCAGCCGCCCATAGTGGCACAGTTAATAATACTATTAACAACCTAATCGCTGATATTACCAGTGATGCCGGCACCTTGGTTATCTCTAGTGATACTACCGCTATTGGCAATATTGCTTATACTGGATTCACTAAAGTAGGCGGCGCTGGCATAGCTCCACGTAGTAGTATCGCTAGTACCTCTTATGGATTCAACCATCTCGCTAGTGGCTCATATACAGCAGATACTGACCTAACCTTATTCACCCAGTATGGCGAAACAAATTATAAGAACTATGGCGCTGGTCAAGGTTACTCTACAGGCACAACTTTAGTGCTTAGTGCCAAGTATAATAAAGCAGGCAGATTCATATTCACAATCGTCTTAGACGAAGTTCCTAATAACGCCACAGTCAATAGTGGTACAAAGATTAGTCTAGTAGTGAAACAACCCGCCACCACCTATCTACAGAATACCTCAAACTGGGCAAATCCCACAGTTACCCAAGTAGTATCCGCCCAATAAAATATCTAGGGCGATACAAATCATTGTAAATATCCTATCTAGGAGAAAACAATGTCAGATATTCAAACTACCAGAGTCTTAGTTGACAACATCAAAGAACGCTTCCACTTCCAGGAATCCAAAGTATACCTTAAAGAGAAGTATCTACCACGATTAACGACCTTACACAATGGTGGCAAGTTTACCGTTACTACCGAATTACTAGCTTATCTACGCACCACGCCTACTGATAAAGCAGTCCTCCTAGACGACTATAGCAACCCTATCTCTGTGCGAGTAAAAGACCTCCTATACGCCGCAGAAGAGGTATATACCACAGTTATGCTAGAGTGGAACGCCGAGCTCCAAGCCTTATCTACTAAGCGATAATATGACACGAGGTGCCGTCCTAATTGCCCACAATAACAACAATGACTACTATCGCATGGCATGTTGGGCTGCCAAGCGTATCAACTACTTCCTAGGTCTGCCTGTTGCTATTATCACAGACCAGAATACCCTAGATACTACTGCGGCCCGACCATCCATCACTGGCTCATATCAGTTCGACCACACAATCTTAATTGACCCTGATCGTACTAATAAGATGCACAAGATGTCATGGTTCAATAAGTCTCGTCACCTAGTATATGACTTAACTCCATACGATGAAACCTTGGTCCTAGATACTGACTATGTAGTAAACAGCCCGGAACTACTAAAGACATTTGATCTGCCCAGTGACTTTGTATGCTATACTTCAGCCAAGTATATCTTTGCCGACGAACCTAATGAACTAATCTCAGAAGTATTCCAAGGCACATACTGGGCAACCGTCCTACGCTTCCGCAAGTCGCAACGTGCCCAGGATATCTTCCACATGATGACTACTATCCAAGAGAACTATGACTACTATGGCGAATTGTACAAGTTCCTATCTAATACATTTAGAAACGACTATGCCCTAACTATTGCCCTACGCACAGTCAATGGCCAGCTAGAGCTACCAGAAGACCAAATCCCTGGACAATTACAGCACCTAGACTCTAGTGGTACCATAGAAATGCTAGACTATAACAGATTCAAGCTGACCCATGATGTAGACATTCGTGGGCGCCAGCGTCCAGCCTATATTGAGATAGTTGACCATGACTTTCATATGCTGGGTAAGCCTGAGTTTATGAATATGATTGCGACGGACGAGGAGCGAAACAAATGAGCAGAGGATTCGTTATTGTTGCCACTGGCGACCCACAATACCTGGTATGCGCTAATACCTTAACTGATAGCATACATCGTACTATGCCACATGCCCTGGTATCCCTAATTACTGACCACGATATCACGGATAGTCGCTATGACCACATTATCAAGACTACATCAGTGTCCACGGACCCATGGCGCCTAGCTGACGACTATCAAGTATACAACTTATCGCCATATCAGGAGACTATCAAGCTAGAGTCCGACCTATATCTACCACGCTCCGTAGACTGGTGGTGGGACGCTCACAGGGATCGTGACCTCAATATCTGTACTACAATTCGTGACTATAGAGGAAACATATCGACCTCACCAGCCTACAGACAAACATTTATTGACAGCGGCTTACCTTCCGTGTATAATGCTATGACTTACTTTAAAAAGAGCACCTTAGCAGAAAGATTCTACGCCACAGTCAAAGAAGTATTCGAAAACTGGTCAGAGGTTAAGACTACACTCAAGCACTCATCTGAAGAGAACGCTACCACAGATGTAGTCTATGGTATCGCCACCCTCCTACATGGGGTAGAGAATTGTACCATGCCCACCCTAACAGACTTCTCTATGGTCCATATGAAACGGTGGATCCAGAATCTACAAACAGAAGTATGGCACAATGAGCTAGTATACGAAGTCATGCCTCATGCCCTACGTATTCAGTCACACCACCAGTGGTATCCCGTACACTACTATAACAAAGACTTTGCTACAATCATTAACAGGGAGCTAGGCAATGAACAATGACCAACTACTCCGGGAGCTAGAAGCCCTGCCACCCGACCAGCAAGCCGCACTCTTAGAGTCTCTAATGTCAACCTTATCAGAGGCCGCGCCTCCTCCACCCACGGAGTATCGTGTATACTATAACCCAGATGGTAGCATCATTACATACACTATGCAGGCGATCCCTGGCGATTATATCACTATTACCCCTGATCAGTATGCTCAAGGTCGACATGATGCCAGGGTGCTAGATGGTCAGCTAGTATACACACATCGTAAGCATCAAGTATTCAAGCTAGAGAGAAATTCAACAGATGGCTACAAGGTTAGTAAATATGATGTCTGTATCCCTGCCAGCGATGGTGAGGAGCACAATCTATTAACTACCCGAGTATATGAAATCGTCAAATAGCCCAGAAACTGTCTTAGAGCAAATCTATCTAGAAGACCTTGACTTTGTGTTTCTTACGTATGATGAACCACAGAAGGAGGAGTTCTGGGTCAAGATCAAGAACATGATACCATGGGCACAGCGTGTAGATGGTGTCAAGGGTTCGGATGCAGCACACAAAGCTGCGGCAGCTGCCTCTAATACTGAACGCTTCATACTCATTGATGGCGACAATATGATTGATGATTGCTTCCTAGATGAGGTATTAACTATCACTGATGCGAACAAGGATGCTCAGTTTCGCTGGCGCTCCCTAAATCATGTCAATGGCTTATACTATGGCAATGGTGGCGTTTCATGCTGGACCAAGACATTCATCAATACGATGCGTACCCATGAGGCGGCTGACCCTCTTAACCCGCATACTAACATTGAGTTCTGCTATGACCCACTGTATTGGCCTATGCACAACTGCTATTCGACGACTTACCCTAACTATAGTGCTAAGCAAGCATGGCGGGCTGGCTTTCGTGAAGGTGTAAAGCTATGTGGACGTAGTGGTGAGATGCCACAATCTAGACAGTCATTTAAGGAGTGGGTATGGCCTACCTGTATGCGCAACTTATGGCATTGGTGGAGCTTAGGTCGTGATGTGGAGTATGGCTGGTGGGCTATGTATGGCGCACGACTAGGCACACACTACTTAATGCTACGAGACTGGGATCACCGTGAGGTCCAAGACTTTAGTGCCCTAGATGCGCTATGGGAACTACATAAAGCAGATACAGACGAACACTCACGCGGGATAGCTGGGGAACTAAACAGGGCTCTAGGACTAGATATCGTAGAGATAGAAGCCCCACAATCCCAGGCATTTAAAAAATACATTGTGGCAGGCTGGAAAAACACCAACATTATGGACAGAGAGACTTACTAAATGAACAAAATAACACAAATACACCAGGAAGCTAAACAAGCACTAGATAGAATATCACCTTCAATGTGTGTAGCTAAGTGGAAGCAGGTGACGATTCACCTACAGAATGGCCATACCCACTCATGCCATCACCCTGGCACCCACAAAGTACCACTCGAAGAGATCAAGATTAATGTCTCCGCCCTACACAATACTAACTTCAAGAAGGAACAGCGTAAACTAATGCTAGAAGGAGTGCGTCCGCATGAGTGTGGATACTGCTGGAAGGTAGAGGACAACTCTAATCAATACAGTGATCGTATTACTAAGTCTAGTGAAGCATGGGCCCGTCCACATCTGAACACCATCGTGAGCAAGCCATGGGACGACAACGTATCGCCATCATACTTAGAAGTATCATTCTCTAATGTATGTAACTTTAAGTGCTCCTACTGTAGTCCTAACATATCAAGCCAGTGGATGGACGAGATTCAACGATATGGACACTACCCTACGACTACTCAGTTCAATGGCCTATATCACTTCCAGAACGCTGGGCAGATGCCTATCCCTAACAATCAAGAGAACCCTTATGTAGAGGCTTTCTGGCAGTGGTGGCCTCAAATTTATGGCACCTTAGAGCACTTCCGCATCACTGGTGGTGAGCCTATCTTGAGTAAAGATACGTTTAAGGTCCTAGAGTATATTATTGCCAACCCTAACCCACGCTTAACTGTAGCAGTTAACACTAACATGAACCCGCCCGATCAATTATACGACAAATTCTTAGAGCTTGTCAAGACTATTGTTGATGGTGGCATGGTAAAGAAGTTTGAAATCTATACCTCTGCTGAGGCCCATGGCACGAACGCCGAGTATATTCGTAATGGCATGGACTATGACGCGTGGTTGGCCAATATGAACAAGACGCTAACTGCCCTACCTACGGTACAGGTAATCATTATGAGCACCTATAACTTTCTAAGCATGCCTACATACAGGCGTTTCTTAGAGGATGTTTTAGACTTTAAACTTAGATACTTTAAGCCTGGTACTAATCAAAGCCCAGTGATACTAAGTGTTCCCTTCCTACGCAACCCTACCCATCAGACTGCGTTCATCTTAGAGCCCGAGCACCTTCACTGGGTCACAGAAGCTGTTGAATACATGACCGGCAATACTGAGTCACCAGAAAAACAACTATTACAGCACCAAGGATTTTACCAGCATGAAGTTAATGATTTAGTTCGCATTAAAGAAATGTTGGAGACAGAGTTGACAAAGCGTGTGGATAGTGATAAAATACGTAATAGACTGGACTTTTGCAGATTCGTAGACGAGCATGACCGTCGCCGTGGCACCAACTTCTTGGAGACATTCCCAGAACTAGCGCCAGCATATCACACGTGGAAGCAGTATTGATGGACTGCCTCTACCTAGCTCCTGGGCGTTATCGTAGTCGGGTATGGGATTACATCCCATCTGACAGTGCTGATTTACACGCTAAGAATAAGGAGCTATATGGCCCCACATGGCGATTTTATGATAGTAAACTTACCTATAATACGAATCGCCATGGCTATAGAATGAACCACGAGCTACACGAGACCGACTGGAGTAACTATATTGCTTTCTTTGGATGCTCATACACATTCGGCATGGGCTTACCACTGGAAGAAACGTACTCCTACCGTATCGCCGAACACTATGGCTGTGATTATATCAATGCCGCAATTGGTGGTGCCTCACCTAAATTCGTAGTGCTCAACTTAGTGAAACTATTGGCCACCGCGCCAGCTAAACCCAAGGCTATTCACATCAACTGGCCGCCACTATACAGAGAAACTTACTGGCGTAATCATCAACTAGTATCGTTACTGCCTGACTTTCGCCATAATGATGAAGAACACGAGTATTGGCGCACCGCATATGAAACCACCATACTAGAGGATAGCCACGTGCACAACACTTTCAGACACTATCTAGATACTGTTGGGCTACTAGTTAAGGCCTACGGTATTACCTACATTTCAAATGTCAACTGGACCACATCACGAACGCGGCCAATACCAGAACTTCTTTGCTCAATACCCTCATATAGCCCAAATATCAACTGGCCGTGAAGACCTGTTTAGCCATCAGACTAAAACCTTAGAGGCCTTAAACCTATTACACGCTCGTGATCTATATACTCAAGAACATAATGGTGGTAGACTACACGCCCACCCTGGCGTCTACCACCAAGATAGGGTAGTCCTAGCCTCAATCGCCGCACTTAATCTATGAGTTGTCTCCTACCAGCCCATACCACTTCCCGCTCTACTACCACCCACTATACGGGAGTAGATAGCGATGTCCTACATGATATCAATCGCAAACGATTCGGCCCAACCTGGCGCTTCTATGACTCTACCATTACCTACCGCTATAACAGTCTAGGCTATAGAATGAATAAGGAGCTGGAGGACATCGACTATAACAACTATATTGCCTTCTTTGGCTGCTCATTTACATTTGGCACTGGCTTACCACTCGAAGAAACATACGCCCACCGGGTAGCCTCCGCCCTAAACTTAGGCGACAACTATATCAATGCCTCTATAGAAGCAAGTTCGCCCTCATTTCTGGCCCTGAACCTAACCCAGTTCTTTAAGCAAGTGACTAAGCTACCACGTGCTATCATAATCAACTGGCCACCTATCCACCGCATACACTACTGGTTCAGAGGCAACCCACTGGTTCTATCGCCTAACATGAATCAACCACCAGTGGTGCGCAATTACTGGCGCAAGATCACCACACCAGATTTAGACCACTGGCAAAAAGCCTATGAAGCTGCCATAGTAGAAGACAGTTATATATTCAATACATTCAAGCATATCAAGGACACTGCCACTACCTTGGCCAAACTAGCAGGCACACCATTGATTCAATTCTCAACAGCGCCTACTATTAGCTTTGACTCCACCTCTGCCACCACCTTCCACAAGCACCATCCTGATATAGAGGTTATATCCTCAGGTAGAGAACACTATTCTCAACAGGAGCTAACCACGCCAGGACCACATAACCTAGTATCTGGCAGAGACATTGCCGAAAACGGTGGCCAATACTTTGCCCACCCTGGCACCATACACCAGGACAATGTTACTAAGTATATCTTAGAACGTATATAAAGGACCAACTACTATGACCCTCAACCCTATCACCCTTATTAAGCAATGGCTAGAACGTAGAAAACGCCAGAAACGCCTAGATGCCTTACGCAAGAATGACCCATTCATTTATTAAAGAACTGTCTAACCATGCTAGGCAACTACGATGGGCTATCTAACATAAGCTAGATTATATACCAAACCAAACACCCTGTTCAAGCTATTTTTAGATACCAGTTGTTTCCACGCAACACCCATCACAAATAAGTAATAGAACCTATAGTCAACTTTCTTGCATGCAATACTTTGAACCTACCATCTACCAGCTAATAGCAGACCAGGATCGCAACCCTCTAGAGATGATTACTGGTCCTGGCACTAATCTTATGCCCGCACGTATGTATCAACTAGCAGATATAGTCAATCAACCCGTCTTAATAGCGTTTGACGACGATGATAGTGACCATGGTGGCATTATAATCCAGCATCCTTGTGGAATCCCTGGACCCACTGCTATAGAGCATATAGTAGATCAGGGTGGCCTCAATCGTTTCCTACGCCAGACCACACGTATGCTTACCACGCTAGGTGAAGAATGGGTTAGGGATGTGGCCTTCAACTGGCTACCACTGTATGAAAGCATCCTGTCGCAGGCCACATATCTACCATGCTCAGTGACGGACTGTTTAGAAGGTGTGCCTACCGTGCTACCACGCACTCAATACCATGGTGCGCTTCGCTTAGAGAATATTAGATGGGACAGCTACGGTCGCCAGTATTATTTTTGCTACGCCCGCGAGAATTTTCTTGCCTCTGCTCACTTTGACCTCGCTGAACTTATGCTGTCCATAGTGGAAACCACGCTCCACGACACTGGCCAAGCAGGCGCCGTCACTCCAGGCTCGCAGAATTTTTTCTCCACACGGGTCCACAAGGCGTTTTGCACTTTAAAAAACAATTATTTCCATACTAATTTATTTTTAATTATTTTAGCTAATCGTATGATTATGCTGCCTCCCGATGATGTGGATGGTAGAGCCAAGGTGAAGGCTACCATGGATGCTATATGGGCTATGGATTGGACGGGTTGGTGAGTGGCAGGATGGAGCCTCACGGCTCTATAGCTTAGGGTAATAATAGTACACGGAGCGGCAAGAATGGAATTAATTATTAGTTTATTATGGGAATATGGCGTTATAGAGGCATTGGCTTGTATGGCTGAGGCGTATTAATTATGAATAAAGATAATCATTCGTATATTGGGGTATCATGTGGACACCATGATTCCTCTATAACTGTTATTAGAGGTGGTGTGGTTGTATGGTCGGGTGGCCGTGGTAGGATGGATTTGGATGAGGAGTTGATCCAGGAAGCTAGAGGTTGGGTTAGTGGTAGTTATTCCCTACATTATTATGAGCGACCATGGCTAAAGAATTTACGTTGTTTGTGGAGTGGTGAAGGCTGGCGTTGGCGTGGTAATAGAGTAGTTGATATCATTGGTGTGGATAATATGCGACTATTAAATCCAGATGGTGTTGGGGTTCATACTTATAATCATCACTTATCCCATTGTGGTGCGTTTCAGACTAGTGGATTTGAGGAGGCTGTTGGTGTTGTTATTGATGCTATCGGTGAATGGGATACTGCTACTATATGGCGGTGTGAATTTATTGATGGTGTGGCAAAATATAAGTTAGTATGGCGTCAATGGTACCCTAGGAGTATTGGGTTATTTTATTCGGCTATGACTGTTCGCTGTGGCTTTAAGGCTTTAGGTGGTGAGTCGGAATTAATGCGATTATCAGAGCGTGGAAAGGATATATGGCATGATGAATTACTGGAAATTAGCAGTTGTAATTTACATCGTGGTGTGGGTGATATATTACCTGATGCTGCGGTGGAAGATTTGGCAGCTTCAACGCAAGCAGTAGCTGAGGATGCTATTATGAGGATTATGGTTAGGGCTAGGGCGGTTAGTGGTAATCTAGTCTATGGTGGTGGCGTAGCATTTAATAGCCTAGCTAATAGACGGGTTGAGGGTTTATTTGATAGCGTATATCGATTGCGGAACCCAGGTGATGGTGGCTCAAGTCTGGGTTGCGCGGCGTTGGGTTATGGCGGTCGAGTTTATATACCGCAGACTACTAAGTGAATACGCTCTTCGGTGCCGCCATTATATACCCAATGAGTTTCACGAGTATCTATTCTGAACCAGTGATTATTATTAGGCAGGTGATAGCAGGTTGCTGTGGTAGGTAAGGTTGATCTGGCGGGATCTAAGTCAGAGGTTTCATGGGCAATATAAGCACGTGGATTAGTTTTGAGTACTAGGTGATATCGGAGCTCTCTATCCTTGTGAACTGAGAGGCCAGTTTTAGGTAGCAGTCTCATAATACGTATACGACCAAATTTAATATTATCGAGGTGGGCGGATAATAGTTCGATTTGTTGGCGAATTGGATTGACGGCGTCAATATTCCACAGATTAAAATCCCACTCCTCTGCTCTGCGTATCATTGTAGCTCGGTCAACTAAGGAGCCAGTGCCATCTAGCCAAATATCTGCAGAGTCCTGTTTGTGCGTTAAGCATAACTGGTGCATTGTTTCCCAGATTTGATGGTGCTGGGTGGTTAATAGTTGGGCGGCAGCTAATAATTCGGTGCTGTCACTGGTTAGTGGTAATTGTTCAATAAACATTTTATTATTTTCTCCATATTGCCATATATCTGGTATATTCATTTGTGGGTAATTCGCCGCAATAATATTCGTCTGTGACGCGGTTCATTAGTTTAAATTCTTCGAGGCCGTGGGAACACCGAACGTGCTCACCAGTTTCTAGATGGGAGAAATTATTACTCTGAACTGCTACTAGCGTATTTTGTGGAATACGATTGTACCACCTGTCATATACCTCTTGAGTAACATGCTCGGCGGAAGTATTAATTACTATGGTAGGTCTGATATCCCATTGATATTCGTAGGCGGCCATATCTGCGGTAATAGCTTTAAAACGCCAGCCATTCATTTCATGGGTTTTGTTGAGTGTGTCAGCGACGGATTCGCACCAAGGGTCTAGGTCGATTGAACGACATTTATGAATAATGATTGTGGAATTAAATAGCATGGAGGCAAGGGTGCCAATCCAGCCGCCAAATATATAGATATTTTCTGGCGCCCCTGGCATCGAATATCGCTGTAGCTCATTTACTAGCCAGCCTTTAGATGCTAATTGTCCCCACCATAGTGCATCAAGGGCACGGGTTCGTTCTTCTTGGGTAGGTAAATTACGTAGGGCGGTGCCCCAATCGGCTAAGTCTAAGTTGCTAATTTTAAATTCGTACGGGCTCATTATGCCTTATTTATTGTGTTCGAATGACAGGAGTAAATATAGCTTATGAACGAGCAGCCACCACTAGATGAACAGGTAGATTATTGGGAAATTCCACCGAATATTGATACCTCTACATTTGATTTTGACTGGCGACCACATCCTTGGGAGCCGCCGTATATTCATCAGTTTGGGACAAAATATCGCAGAATGGATGGACCTCGTTTAGTAGTTTATGGAGCAACTGAAATTAAATACGAAACTGAACAAATCGCAGACAAATTAGTTGATGACACTTTTGAGTGGGAAATTCCTCAAAATATTGACCGGGATAGTTTTGATTTTACATGGCTACCTGATATGTTTGATGAGCCCTTCACCCATCAATTTCCTAGTCAACATCAGCACGATGGTGGACCACGTTTAATTGTTAATGGCGCTACTAAAATAAAATATGAAAATTGTCAGATAGCTAAGGCTATTCCTATTATGTCTAATTGGGAAATACCACCAAATATTAATTGTGACAAATTTGATTTTAGTTGGCACCCACAAAAAACAGAACGACCATATGTTTATCAATTTGGCACCCAGCATCAGAGAACTGGCGGTCCCAGATATATTCAGCCTGGCGCTCGTAGAACAAAATATGTAGATACACAACAAGCAGTAGCAACTCCAACAACTGATAAATGGGTAATTGATAGTGATGTTGAGGTAATTGAATTTGATTTTAGTTGGCACCCAGACGCTACTGATATTTTGAGTAATTATGCCTTTAATAATTCTACCATTGTTTATACACAGGGTCCTGGACTACCCCTACAATATAGAAATGATGATGGAGCGATTATCAAATTACGCCCATTAGATATTATTTTTCTCAGTAATGGCGAAACTGGTGAGCAGGAGCGATATGACAGATTATGTCAGGTAGCCGATCGAGAAGTCCGCTGGGTTCGTGGCATCGATGGTCGTGAAAATGCTATCCGTCACGCAGCCGAAATTAGTACCACAAGTTGGTTCATCCTATTCCCTGCCAAAATCTGGGCAAGTGACACCTTTGATTACAATTTTCAACCAAACCGTTCGTATGAGCCTAAGCATTATATTTTTTATTCTACTAACCCACTAAATGGTCTGGAATATGGACACCAGGCGGCCGTATGTTATAATAAGAAATTAGTGCTAGATACCATAGAATATGGCCTAGATTTTACTATGAGTAAATTACACGATATTGTGCCTATTTCCTGTGGCATTGCCCAATATAATAGTGATATCACTATGACCTGGCGCACCGCGTTCCGTGAAGTAATTAAATTACAGGCTGATGGTAGCGAGGAAAGTCTAGAACGATTACGGGTGTGGTTGACTTATGCTCGTGGTCAACACGCAGAGTGGAGTATTATTGGCGCCCAAGACGGTATTAATTATTACGATAGTGTGGGCGGTGACCACCAACAACTAATGAAAACATTTGCGTGGTCTTGGCTCAAGGATTATTTTGCTGAGTTGCATCCTGATATGCTTTGAACCACTCGACTGCATCTTCATATGAATAGCCTGGAATAATATTCCAGCTCATAACAATTCTCATATAAGGATTAGGATTAACCACACTGTGAATTTGTTTGGTGTTTATTAGCGTTGGACGATCTAAGCAGAATCTGAATTCTTCTTTAATATTGCCACTAATAGCATCGTAAATGAATTGATCAACATATGAGCTATCATAGTTTTCGCAAGAATAAAATACGGTGGATGTATTCTCCGTGCCGAAAATAGGTATATTAAGTGCCACCATTCTATCACTATCGATATGAGGCGGTATAGTTTTTCCCTTTAGTACATGATATATGTTATATGAATTACTTAGAATTGGATATTTTTGTCTGACCTGATTTAAAAATACATTATCGCCTATGTCTCGTTGATGATATGGAAATGATATTTTATAAGGTCTATCCATTTCTTCTTTGACCATTGTTTTAAAATGTTCTAAATCAAAATCAAACTTGATGGGATATACGTATTTCATTATTTTATTTATAAACCTAGACTATTACGAGTAGGCCTAAATGCGTCGAGTGCCTTATTATAACTATTTAAATTCAAGGCCCAAATAGTTTGAGGAGTCCAATAATATTCCTCTTCGCCAACATAATCAACGATACCTTGCTTGGCTAATAATTCGAGGGCTCGGTGAGTTCTATTCATTTTACCGCTGGCATCGTGTGAGCCATGACTAGTGGTAATATAAAATTCTTGATAGCCATTTTCGATGCCCCAGTCTATTTGATATGGCAGTAATAAACTAAACGGTGCGCTATTCATATGCGTTTTACTCACACCAGGAATAATATGCTGATATTTTGGCAAGGTAGCACTGCGAAATAAACAACGTAGGATTCTGCCACTACCGTCATAACCATGACAGCCTGAGATACTAGCGATTTGCCCATCAACTAATAATGCCCAATATTGTGGGTCGGTAGGCAGATCATGGCCATCAATCAGTTTCATTGCTTCACGACTAATATTATTAGTATATCCTGCTATCTCACATTCCTGGAAGAACTGGTCCAATAACGCATCATGCTTTGGGGATAATTTGACAAGTTCCATCGACCAGCCTTCCTCTGTACATATACCATTCACCCGCCTGATAGACACCATCATCAGTAGCTAGCCAAGTATCACTGCTAACGCTATCGCCCTTGACCCACATATTAGCGCCGATAAACATTATCTCACACCAGGCAATAGTTCCTAACGGTACTCCTGCCTTATCAAACACCGACAAGTCACTGCCCTTACTAAAGCGGTGATTGATTAAGATAGGCCCAGCTTGTGTCAGGCCATAGTTTATGATAAAGTCAATGTCTTGTTCTATAAAGTGTTCAACGTGACGACTGTAGACACAATCGCTACCACAAGTTACAACTTCGAGTCTAGTCGTTTGCTTACTCTTGACACCAGCAAGCGCATCAATCATACGAGGTGTTAGGTGGCTGATAGTAGCACCGATATCGCTACAACGCTCATAGAAACGATACGGGTTGAACGCTTCAACTATCACATGAGCACCGCATAGTAGAGCCGCAATAGTCTGAGCATTGATACCGCCCGTGTGCCTCATACTACACACCGTATAGACAATATCGTACGGCGTCATATTGTGTAGGGCAATGCTGTTGTGGGCATTTGCTACAATCATAGCATCAGTTAGTTTGACTGCCTTACGAACGCCGCCTGTAGTACCGCTGGTGTATAGATACAGCCCGAATCCATCTTCTGTCTCAGCTGGAGCCCAGTTCTCTTTGACCAGTGGCGGCACAACGATAGGCTTGTCATGCCGACTAGCAATCAAGATATCAATAATGGTTCGTGCTGTACCACAATCTGCTACTGGGTTGTACGTGCCTTCTTCTACAATTTCAAGTAGCTCGTAATATAAAACACCATTCAGAGCAGGTCTGTTGTAGTATTTTTCAGCGGTCTCTTTGAATCTTGTAAATAGCATAACACTCTATTTACTTCACCATGTACGATATCTTTTTTATTAGCTACCGAGAGACAAATGCCGAATATAACTGGCAAGCACTCAAGCGCCGTCATCCAAATGCTAAGCGTATTCATGGTATCACTGGCATCGACCGCATACACCTAGCCTGTAACTCATTATCAACTACTCCATTCTTTTGGACAGTAGACGGCGACAATCTGGTAGTAGAGAACTTGGACTATAACGAAGCAATCACAACTGACCTTATTATGTTCAGAGCATACGACCCAATCGTAATAGGTGATGCGTCAAGTCTAGGCGCAGTCAAACTATGGCGCAAAGATAGCTTCATCAATACAGACATGAGTAAAGGTGATTTCACCCTCAACGCAGTCAAGACAAAAACAATGAGCGATAGAGTGTTGAGCATATCGCAATACAACGCAAGCGAGTTCGAAGCATGGCGGGCCGCATTCCGTCACTGTGTCAAACTACTAAGCGTGATACTACGTGAGCGCAGTCAGCAGAACAGAGAGATGTATCTCGAACGCTGGCGCAAAGCCGAGCACTCTACCCAGCCACACGCAGAGTGGGCATACCAAGGCTACTTAGACGCAATCGAGTACGTCAAACAACATGACGGCAATATGGACGAGTTGAATAAAATCAACGATTATGACTGGCTCGATAACTATTACTATCAACTATCAACACCATGACAACAGCAGTACCACCAGGCGTATCAGGCCGACCACCAATCTACAACACCGCTAACGTTACGATAGAAACTATCGCAAATGAATTAGCCCTACTCAACTTAGGCGACTTTGAGCCACTCAACATCAAGATTGATATCAATCGATATAATCAAGAACTACAACCTTTTGAGAACGACTGGGTAGAATACTTACCGCGCACAGACAGAGCTAACAATCGTAAAGCAATGGTGCTTACACACTTAGAAGGTCGCAAACACAACGAAGCGCCTAGTTTAGCAGAGTGTAGCTACGCCGCTGGTCGTAGACTAAGCGAGTTAGAGTTCTCGCACCGTACACCGCTATATGATGCCTGTACAAGTCTACACCCACTGCTAGACGAGTTCGCACCACTCGGCCGTTCATTCATCATTCAGTCAAACATCGGCGGCTATTTCGTGCCACATCGTGACCACCCATCAATGCCACGTGAGTCATTCAGACTTGTATGCTTCTTACGTAACTGCGCACCACTCGAATATGATTGGTTGATTGATACAGATAGAAAGCTACAGATTGAAGAGGGCAGAGTCTACTACGTCAACACACGTAAGACGCACCGCACAATCAGTTGGATCAATGATAGTCAGCACCTAATCTTAAACGTGCCCATGACTAATGACAACGTAGCTAAAGTGTTGGCACACTTACAGCACCCACACTAATACAACCATTTTCTATTGACAACTAAAGCTAATGTGTTATCATAGTTGTAATGTCATCAAGACAGATAACAAAGGAAATATAAATGAAAAAACTATTAGCAATCATGGCCATGGCCTTATCTTCAACAGCGTTTGCCGCTGATTACGTAGCAGTCGCAGTTGACCAAGTCACTGATCGCACCGACAATTCAACCAGTACTGCTCAGTACATTCGTGCTGGTAAAGAAATCAGTGGCATTCAATACGGCTTACAGTCACGCACAGCACGTGCCTCTGACGGTTCAGGCTTGTTCAATAGCTTAGAGCTAACTGCTGGTAAGAACATTGGCGTTGCTGGCTTAACTGCTACACCATTCGTTGGTATCGGTTACGATAACACTATGAACGGTGCTAACACACCATATCGCTACGGTGTTGCCGGTGTTAACGTTGGTCGTCCAGTCGGCGTTGGCTATGCTCTAGCAGGCGTCAAGACACGCTTTGGTGGTACAGAAGCAACTCGTACAGCACAAACAGTTACATTCGTTCAATACGCACACCCAGTTGCTAAGAACGTTGCTGTAACAGCAGGCTTGTCACGCTCTGACCAAGATATCAAAGAACGTGCTTTCGGTCTAGGT